CGCTGACGCAAAGTTAATGCAACGTTTAGTTAGGTATGGTAAGAAATGCGAGTTCCCACCAAGTATGGTTTTTGCAAGAGGAAAGATTTGTACACGTGACAAGATTAAGACACGCGCTATATGGGGTAAACCATATTGTACTCTTATGATGCAAGCAATGTTTTTCAAAAATTTATGGAAATTTTATGTTAAAGGTACCACTCCCATGGCTTATGGAGTAACTGCTTTTCGAGGCGGCGTACGTAAACTAGCTGATCTTGTTGACGAGATCAATCAAACTAGATGGCAAAGTTATATTTTATCTACCGATTTTAGTAAGTATGATACAAGTATACCACCATGGTTGATCCGACGAGTTTATGAAATGTTTGCGAGCTACATCGATTTTGGCAAATATAGCTACGGAACCTGCGATTCCGAAGGAATGAAAAGACTATACTGGACGCTGGCGGACCAATGTATTAAGACACGCTTTGTTATGCCTGATGGAAACGTCTATCAGAAGGACGGAGGAGTAGATTCTGGATCTTTCGATTTCCAGCTTATCGAATGTGTCTGCACATGGATTATGCTACGCTATTCATACACGAAAATGGATATTAGTGATAAATTAACGTTTGTTTTAGGCGACGATTCTTTTACACTGACACACGAGTGTCATCCTATTAATCTATCTTTATTAGCTCAAATAATTGATGAGACTTTCGGAGTATACGTAAACGTTGAGAAGAGCATGCAATCAAACAAAATGCAAGAAATCAAGTTTCTTGGACGTTATTGCCATAACGGAAAACCTGTGAAGAGTATTATCGACGTAGTGTTGGCAGCACTATATCCACACCGCACTGACGAAACGGACGAAGATGTAGCACAACGGATATTGGCGCTATATTATGACAACGCTGGTGGAAACACGCACGCGGAATCGTTTCTCAAATCTGTCTGGGACTCTCTGGACATCACGGAAGTACGACTCAAACCTCACATTCAAAAGAAATTCTTACTATGGGGACTCGCACCACCTGAGGTAACGACCTCCTTACCAGATGCAATGAAATTGGAAATGTTAGTTACTTATCCAAAATTTGAAAGTATATACTTATAATAAAGTACACACTTCCAAAAAAAAAAAAAAACACG